AACCAAGGATAACCTAGATTCCATATCACTAGACTATACCTTACTCCTTTCGTTACTGGTTTAACTCTATGCCAAACAAAAGACGGAAATACAACAAGACTACCTTTAGGTAGTATTTCTGTACAAGTTCTTATATTTGGTTTTTTATCAGGGTCTTGATTTCTTAAATCAAACTCTAGTTCTCCACCTTTATATTCACTAGGGTCAGTTAAAGAAACTGTTACTGATAATTTTCTTATCTTGCCTTTTGTTGGACCATCTTCTATATATGGTTTATCCCAACTATCACAATGCCAATCATAATATTGTTTTTTTTTATAGATTGTAAATTGACAAGATTCTGAAAAATCCCACTTAAAATTCCAACCTGCATTTTTATTAGCTTGATGTATATAAGGGTGTATTTCTTTATAAATCCAATTATCATTAAACCAACATATATTTGAATCTCTTTTCTTTTTTAAATCTGCTATTTCTTTTTTAGTTAATGGTGCTTTAGTTAAATCTCTATCTCTACCAAAACCACCTGTAAGTGCTAATTGTTCTGCTTGTTTATTAGCTAATCCTTGTTTTATTATTAGATCACATATTCTTGGTGGTATAGCATTTTGAAAATACCAATAATAATTAGATATATTCATAAGTAGAAATTAACAATGTTTGAAGTTTTTTTGATTTACTTTCGTTGATAAAGAATTTTTGCACACTTGGAAATATTACAAATTCATTGTTTTGTAAAGGTAAATGCCAAGTTCTATTAACTCTTCTGTTATCATCATAAAGTATTACTAATTCAAGTTCTTCTTTTTCGTCAATATCTACACCATAAATACAAGTATAATCAGGTGCGTGTAATAAATTTAAAGGTTCAATTAAATTTCTAGTAAATGATCTTTTGTCTTTTTCTATTACTAGACCAATGTTTTGTTTTGGTACTAATGTTTTGTTATAATTTAAATTAAAATGATCTCTTAAATAATCTTGATACCATTGTAAAGGTTGTGAAAAAGGCACTTCATAATCAAAATATGAGTAATCTTTTTTATTATTACTTATTCTTTTTTGATTGATGTAAGATGTAATTATATCGTTTTTAATTTTTTCACGATTAATCTCAAAACCTTTTGGACTGTCTATTTTTCCGATTGTTAAATCTATTTCTGAAAGCACCACCTTTTTCATAAATTAATTCAAATTTCTATCTTTCTTCTTTATCCCAAGTTTGATCTGTTTCGTTCCAATTATATATGTGTGTTTCTGATTCTGCTTCAGATAATTCTGGAGCATCACCTATTGGTGATTTCCAAGAAGCAGTTGCAACATCTAAAACCCAACTTGCATAAGGTTTCTTACCAATAAAAATATCATTATCTTCATCATAAGTCATACCTATACCAGCATAGTTACCTCTAAATGCTTTAGAGTCATCACCTGATGAGTGTTTATTACCTGATGTGTTATAAGATGTTTTTTTCCAAAGTGGCCAGTTATGAATATTCTCTAAAAACTGTCTTCCTACTTCTTCATCTTCAATACCATCTGCGTTCTGACAATCTTTGTCAGCTACAACGTGTACTGCTATAACTTTACTGTTAATACCTAATTTTGCATAATGTGCCATATTCGTTCTCCTTTATCATTTTTTTTTAATTTAATCAATATTTTTTTTATTGATATTTATATCTAATTATTACCACTCCTGAGCCTCCTGCTTCACCTTTTGTATAGTTTGCACCACCTCCTCCTCCACCACCACCAGTATTTACTGAACCTGCAACTGCACTTGTAGGTGGAGTTGTTGCACCATTGCCACCACCACCAGTTCCTCCAGTTCCACCTGTTCCAGGATTAAAATAATTTCCTCCACCTCCCCCACCTGCATATGCAGTTGGACTTGCTGAAATTGAAGTAGTAGCACCTGCACCACCATTACCACCATTTGCATTTGGTCCAGGACTTGAAGCATTACTTCCTGTAGCTGTTGCACCTCCGCCACCACCACCTGCTCCTGGATTATTACCATTTCCACCATTTGATCCTTGAGATGGAGATACTGGTGGAGTATTTCCTGCATAACCTGATGTTGTTGGAGCATTTGGACCACCTCCACCTCCTCCTGAGCCACCTGTAGCACCTGCATTTGTCCACCCTGCAGCTTTTCCACCACCTGCTGATGTTATCGTGCTAAATACTGAATTACTTCCACTATTGTTTGCAAAAGGTGTACCACAACCTGTTCCTGGAGAACCTGCACCTCCACCTCCTATAGTTATGGGATAATCACTTGCCGTTACAGTTATTCCTGCAGGAGCATTTAAAGGACTAGCAGTATAAGAATCAGAACTTGATTTACCCTCTCGAAAACCTCCAGCTCCTCCACCACCACCATGTCCTTTTCCACCAGCACCACCTCCAGCAACTACCATATAAGAAATTATATTATTTGCAGGAACTGGTGATAAAGATGAAACTGAAAAAGTTGCATCAGACGTAAATGTATGAATCTTATAATCTCCAGATGTTGTAATTGTTCCCCCTGTTGCTGTCATACCTAAAGGTGAAAGAGTTGGTGCATTTTCATTTGCACTTGTAACTGTAACCCAACCTTGACTAGCATCAGAATAAATTAATCTTACTCCTATTCTATCTGTCGTTAAAACAACATCAGAACAAGCACCTTTTATTTTTGAACCACCTCTACCTATTGTAATATTATTTGTTGAAGCATTACCTGAAGAATCAATAACAATCATTTCTGTTCCAACTGTTGGACTGCTTGGTAAAGTAACTGTTAATTCTTGTGATGTAATTGCACCACCCATTTGTACACCATGTATGTAACAACCAAAGTAAAATGTTCCTGTAGTTTGTGGTTGAAACTCTATGTATCTTGTAGTTGCTGCATTAAAAGGTGTAGTATTAATATAATTAGATTGTGTACTTGCACCATCTAAATAATAGCTAACTCCTGATGAAACTATACCAGCAATAAAAGTTGAAAGTGTTGTTGAGTTTGATGTTGAAATTATTAAAGGGTGTGAATCATTTGTGTTATCAGATTGTGTAAATCTGTATGTTCTACCTTTTAATAATGTCAATGCCATGTTTCTTGAACCATCTAAAAAATAAGCATTACCAGTTCCGCCAACAGAATATAAAGTTCCTGAAGCTACTGTAACTGCATAATTTAAAAATGGACTAGCATCTGATGTATTTATAAAATAACCTTTATTTGCTACTGCTGTAAAAGAAGCTGACTTTGTAGATGTGCAATAAGTAACTTGATCGCCTAAATTAGAAGAACCTGAATTAGCTAAAGTAACTCCTGATGGAATAGTAAATGTATCTCCACTATCTCCTAGAGTAGTTGTTGTTCCACTTCCTGGAGTTATCTTATCTACTTTTATAGTTGTCATTGGAATTTATATCTTATTGCTACAAATCCTGAACCACCTGAACCATTTGGTTGAACACTTGGATTAGCTAATCCACCTCCACCTCCACCTCCAGTATTTGCAGTTCCTGCTGTTCCTTGAGTGCTTGGCCACACAGCTCCTGTTCCACCTCCACCTGCTCCTCCTGTTTGTGCCGCAGTTGGTGATGCTGGTGGTTGATTACCACCTCCACCTCCTCCAGCAAAATATCTTCCTGTACTTGGTCCTGGTGTTCCATAACTTCCTGATGTAGGTCCAAAAAAAGCTGTTGCTATTGGTGATCCTGCTCCACCTGCTCCTGGTGCTGATGGTTTACCTTGAAAACCTACTGCTGCAGCTCCGCCTCCTCCACCGCCTGAATAATTTCCACCACCATCTCCACCATTATTACCTTGAGGAGGACTAACTGGAGGAGTGTTTCCTGCACCTCCACTTCCTGGAGAAGTTTCAGCACCACCTCCTGAACCTCCTGCTTGTCCATTTCTTACATTTGATACACAAGGATTTTCTGAACCTCCTCCTCCACCACCTGCAGAAGTTATAGTGCTAAAAACTGAATTTGCTCCTGCTGAACCTCTTGCTCCTGGTGAGGCAGATGCTCCTCCTCCTGCTCCAACTGTAATTGGATAAGTTTGTGCAGATACTGATAAACCAGCAGTAGTTGGACTTGGATAAGTAGTTCTATAACCTCCTGCTCCTCCTCCACCTGAACCTGATCCATCACCACCACCTGCACCACCAGCAATAACTAAATATTCTACTGTCGTTGAACCACCTGGTTGTCCTACGTTATCAACTACAAAATTTCCATCAGCAGTAAAAATATGTGTTTTAAAATTACCACAGGTTAAAACTGTATTTCCACCTGTTGCACTTATAAATGCAGGTACTGCTGTTGCATCATTACCTGCTGTAGCTGTAATCCAACCTTGTGATGAACCTGAATAAACTAATCTTAATCCACCTCTATTTGTACTCATTAACAAATCTGAACAACCACCTTTAATCTTACTTCCATTTCTTCCAAGTGTAATATTATTTGTTGCCGCTTGTCCAGTTTGATCAACAATAATTAATTCATCACCAGCACTTGGTGAAGCTGGTAAAGTTACTGTAACTGCTGATCCTGTATTAATTAAAAAACCTTTATTAGCTGTAGCTGTGAATGGAGAAGTTTTAACAGTTGTACAAAAAGATAAACCAAAACCTGTAGCTGTTCCATTATTAGTTAATGTTGCACCACAAGGGATTGTTATTGTATCGCCTGATTCTCCTAATTGGATTGATGTGCCAGTTTTAGGAGTGATTTTATTTACTTTTAGTTCACTCATAATTTACCTAATTTTGATATTTGTATCTTAGTATTACCACACCTGATCCACCATTTCCTCCTGCCCCAGCAGATGTTCCTGTTGGAGTAGGTGCATAAGCACCACCAGCACCACCACCTGTATTAGCTGTACCATTTGATGCTCCTCCTGGAGCTGAAGCTCCTCCACCTCCTGGACCACCAGTTGAAGCACCTGTTGCAACATTTCCGCCTCCACCTCCACCTGCTCTTAAAGTTGGAGTTCCATTTATAGATGATGCTACACCTGCACCTCCTGGACCACCATCATTAGAACCTCCTGGAGAACCATTTGTACCTACTGCTCCTGCGCCACCTCCACCACCACCAAAATAACCTGCTGGTCCTGGACTTCCTGTTCCACCATTGTTTCCTTGTGGTGGTGAGACTGGTGGAGTATTTCCTGAACCACCTGTGTTTCCACTACTACAACCTCTACCTCCACCTCCTGAGCCACCATTACCTGCTGCAGCACCTGAGTCGTGACTTGGGTAAGTGCTATTAGGCGCACCTACACCTCCACCATTAGATGTAATTGTACTAAAAATTGAATCTGAACCTTTTGTTGTTGAATTTCTTTCAGGATATGGTTTACCTGCACCTCCAGCACCAACTGTAATTGGAAAACTTGCAATTGAAGCAGTAATAGCAGTACCTGAATCTAAAGGACTGTCAGCATAAGGATCACTAGAGCATTTACCCTCTCGGAATCCACCTGCTCCTGCTCCACCACCTGCCCAACCTCCAGTTGATCCACCTCCAGCAACTACGACATAAGAAATTTTATTAGAGCCACTTGGAGAACCTGCGGCAGTTACTTGAAAAGTATCTGATGATGTAAATGTATGAATTTTGTAATCTCCACTCGTTGTTTCTGTACCACCAGTAGCAGCAACGTGAGTAGAACCTTTTATTGTAGTATCAGTTTGTACATTTAACCACCCTTTAGTTGCATCAGCATAAATTAATGTTACTGACTGACCCTCTGTTCCTAAAGTACCATCTAAACATAAACCTGCAATTTTTGATCCTCCTCTACCAACTGTAACTGAATTTGAATCAAAAGTATTTGCGTAATCTTTTATTGAAATTATATCACCAACTGTTGGACTAGATGGTAAATTTATTGTGATTGCACCTGATGTTGTATTTAAAAAATATCCTTTTCCACTTACACCTGTGACTGTTCCTGGACTATTAGTATAAATAGTAGAACACCAATCAACTGTTCCTGCTCTACCCATTCCTGAAGTAGATGCTCCACTTGCAATCGCTACTGTTTTACCACTTGCACCTAATGTAATTGTTGAACCACATTTAGTTACTAATGCACTTCCACAACTATCCGAAACTTTATTTACTTTTATTTCACTTGTCATAATTTACCTAGTTTTGATATTTATATCTTATAATAACAACTCCTGAACCACCTGAATTACCATTTGAAGCAGGACCATTAGCACCTCCGCCTCCTCCTCCACCAGTATTTGTTGTTCCAGCAGTACCATTATTTACACTATTACCACCATAGCTACCTGTTCCACCACCTCCAGTTCCTGCTGTTCCTGCTGATCCACCCGAACCTGCACCACCTGAACCTCCACCAGCTCTTGCTGTTGGTGTGCCATTAATACTTGTTGTTGCTCCTGCTCCTCCTGTACCTGATGTACCTGCGGCAGGT